TTCTGTTTCACCTGCTTTCCTAAAGAATATGGAATATAAGCATTATCTGTAAGCCAATAGAGTTATATAATGGATTAAACCTTAATTGATTATGGTAGCAAGACGTAGAAAGGCCCGTAGATCACGAGCCAAAAAGACTTTTTCAATCCCGCTGATTGAAACTGGCGCTGGATTAGCTCTCTTGGCACAAAGTAATGCAGGGGCTCATTTGAAAACAATGTTAGGTGGAAACCTTCAGGGCGGATTAGACGGTCTGAATAAATCCATTATGTCAAATAAAAGTTTGATGATTAAGACGCTCGCTTCTGCATTTATCGCCAAGCAAGTCGTAAGAGGCTTTGGAGGATCTAAAATCCTAGCCCGAATTGGTCCTGTAGTAGCGAGGGCCTGAATAGGTATTACATTATGGCATTTTATCGTACGAGAGAAGGTGCAGTTACCGCAGCTGATAGTTTCACTGCAATAACTGGGCTTTACGGACAAAGCACAACCGCAAGTATTCAGGTACCTGCTGGTTCGACTTCCATAGTTGGAATGATCGCTAGTGTCGCAACAGATGGTGCAGCCAATGGTGTGACCACCTTTAGCGCGCAGATCAGTGGCGATGGTTTAAGTTCAGGTCAGGAAACCATAGTTTTCGCTGGATGTGGTGTAGATGGTACGCCTGTATCCAACGGACAAACTGTCGAAGCATTCAAACTGGATGTTAGCATTCCATGTATAGCATCTAATCAGGTAAGCGTTGCAGTTGCAATGTCTGGTGATACTGGATCCTGTGAAGCAGCAATAACTCTAGTTTTCCAATAGGTTAGCATGGTTCGCAATAGGACAGGTCTAGCACCTTGGTCCCTTTCTAGGGAAGCAGGGGTTGAGTCCGCAACAGTGGACGGTACCATTGAAGTTCCACAATCGGTACAACCTGTCCTGGCTACTGGTTTTGTTGATGAGGATGGAAACTGGAAAGGAACCAAGAGTTCTGATAAAGACTTTATTGCTTTACAAACTGACGAAGCGATTGCAAATGGTGCAACGATCTTAACACCTGGAGTTAATCCTGATGGTACATGGCCTTTAGATATGACAGGTTATGCGGATATGTTTATAGCAATCAAACCTAGTAACGGTGGCAATTATTTAGTTAGGGCGGTTATGGGGCCTGATGCGCTTAGTTTCGCTAACTTATCGCCTGTTAATCCAGCCGCAACACTAAGAGGAACTGTATCGGGTGGGGATGATTTCGGTAACGTACTACAAGATTCCTCAGACGCTATGACGGCTGACGTATGGAATATATTTATTATCAAAAGTAATTTATCATCACAGAAACTTTTACAGTTTCAGATCACTAACAACAGTGGTGGCGTATCTACTATCGAAACAGCATTTATGCGGATCGTATAATGCCTCAGGATGCATTTTTAATCCCAATGTCTAGGATTATTGTGTTTGATCCTAAGTCAAGGATCCTTTATGGTAATGAAGAATTACATTTTACTCAAAATGGTGACATGATACAGATTACACTAGGTGGGCAACTACCTGGTAATCCACACAGTAAAACGCCACGTAAAGGTGGCAAGCGTAAACTAAGTGCCTGGAATAAGTTTGTTAAGGCTAATGCCAAAAAACCTCGATTCAGATTAAGATCCGGTAAATTGAATCTAAAGAAAATGGGTGTTGCCTTTCGCAAAAAGAGGCGATAATGCTAGAACTCATGCCTGATGGTGAAACATTCAAGAAATTAACAAAAGCACAGAATTCGGCTTTAGACAGATATTACAAGCGTGAAAAGGATAGTCTCCTGGATAAAACACTGCCACCACTGATCAGTACTGGAATTCCATCAATTATAGCAATTGGACTTGTTGCAGCCGCTTATGTTTTCAAGGATGAATTAGAAGAGGAACTAAAAGAAGCAGGTATGACGGTTGTTAATTACGTGGGGAGTGGTTTATTCGAGTTAACTGGTCTTGGACAAATAACAAGTCTGCTTGGACCCTTTTCTCAAGAGTTTATTATATTAGAAGATGGAACTAAAGTACAACTTACAAAATGTCAACGTTGGGAGAATGACTTGGTTAACATTGTTGAAGGTGGACAAAAAGCTTTATTGCCAATTTACATTAGTGCCATGAAAAAAGATGGATGTTCAAAACCTGCTTTTGTAACACAAGAAAACTGGGGTAAAGTATGAATTTAGGATCTCTATTAATTATGCTTAAACTGGCTATGGATAGTGGGTTCACTGTTTCACCTAAAGCAAACGGACCCACTACGCCAACAGTACCCGAATATGAATATACGGAAATAAAACCTAAATGTGGACCAGGACATTATGCTTACAAGGATCCTTTCACCGAACTTTGGTCCTGTGTACCAATACCACCAGGACGATAAATGGTAATTTCAGCCCTAGAATTATTAGCATATTTTATTGCCTGGTCATTATTCTATTTTGGAATAAGTCACTACATCGCCAAATTGAGTAAAGATAAATGGGTGGAGTGGGCAAAGTCAACCGAGAGTGATGAAGATCTATTATTGATCCTGGATCCTGTTGTAAATGAGATTGATGATAGAATTCACGAAAAACTAGAAATATTTCAAAGTTCTTTTTTTGGTTCACTAGGAGCTGCTAGCAAAAAAATGGATGATGCCACAGGGCAAAGTACAATCAAAGCGATAACCAGGGATAACCCGATCATGGGGCTAGTTGCTGAAATGTTGATGAAGCGCCAGGGGCTTGGAAGTCTGTTAAACGTTGCAGACAGTTCAAACGAAGGGTCTAATAAGCCCCAAACAGGTCCAAAGCTAGGGTTGGAAAGGGTTTAACGACTCGAAAGTCGCTTCTTATACCCATTCCTACCCCACCTGCCACTTCAATCCTTAAAATCGATTCCGTTGGTAAGAAAGAAGACAGTGTTTACAAGTTAACTGATCCGATGGTACGGTATGATGCAAAACGCCATCACAAAGTACACAACGTCTAAGGCGTCTTACCATTAATATTCAGTTTGGCTGCGTACTATTTTAGTTAAGATTTTTTGACAATCATAACAGATCGTTACAGCATTATTGAATTTGTCAGTCTTGAGATGGTCTGTTGATTGTAAACAGATATTACAGCGTCGCTTCATTCAAACCCCAATTTCTTAGCCAGTTCGTTTAATTTCTTTAGTGCTTTTTGTTTTGGGTTCATAGTATAACATCCAGAAAGTAAGTACCTTCCTCTGTCCTTGTCAACTCCCATTTATTCTTATGGAAAGCTGCGGATAGTTCCTTGATACCTTGCTCGAGTGCAGTGGCCAGATCTCTTGATGCCTGGCTATTACTCTGCCATACTGTTTCTATTCCTTCTTTAGAGATAGATTCATAGGAGGGATGGGAAAAAAGGAGAATAGGATATTTCATCTTTGCACCCCATTCTGTCTCGATTTCTTCTAGCTTGCCATTGAATTGAATCACGGCAGTCTGTCCAGGTGGAACCTCGCGCATTACGCTGGTCGCACCAAAATGAAATTTGTCTTTACTCATTCTGTTTCACCTGCTTTCCTAAAGAATATGGAATATAAGCATTATCTGTAAGCCAATAGAGTTATATAATGGATTAAACCTTAATTGATTATGGTAGCAAGACGTAGAAAGGCCCGTAGATCACGAGCCAAAAAGACTTTTTC